TCGAAGGTTATCAGAGGGAAGCGGTTATCCGTGAAGCTTCAAATGATCTAGCAGAAACTCAAATTGAAAAACTAAAAACTTTAACAGATAGTATTGATTTTGATGGTAAAGAAGATTTTGCTGAAAAAGTTAATACTGTTAAAGAATCCTACTTTAAGAAGAAAGCAGTTAAAAGTGAACTTGATAACATAGAAGAAGATACAGCAGAAGATAATACTGTTGAAACTTCTGGTTCAATGTCACAGTATTTAACCGCTCTTAAATCACAAATCAAAACTTAAGGGAGTCTTAGGAAATGCAAACAAATACTGTATCCTACGATAAGTTGATCGAAAAATGGGCCCCAGTACTCAATGAGGAATCTGCTGGCAAAATTGAAGATCATCACAGAAAAGCTGTTACAGCTGCTGTTCTTGAAAATCAAGAAATAGCTTTAAAAGAGCAGGGAATGTTAACTGAAGCTGCACCAACTAATGCTACTGGTGCTAATATTGATAACTGGAACCCTGTATTAATTGCACTTGTAAGAAGAGCTATGCCAAATCTAATGGCATACGATCTTTGTGGTGTACAACCAATGACTGGTCCAACTGGACTTATCTTTGCTATGAAATCAACCTACAGAGATCCACAAGGTCTTAGAATTGCTGGTGAAACTGATGGAAATGAAGCTTTATTTAACGAAGCTAATACTTTCTTCTCTGGTGATTCACAAAATAGTGGTCACACTGCAAGTGGTCCATCAGGATTATTTGGTATAACTGATACTGATGCTGATAACACCATATCAGACGAAACTACTACTGTATCACATGGTACTGGTTATGCAACAGCTACTGCTGAAGCACTAGGTGACGGTGTTGCACCAAATGCTCATTTCCCAGAAATGGGTTTTACAATTGAAAGAGCAACAGTTACTGCTCGATCAAGAGCATTAAAAGCAGAATACAGCTTAGAATTAGCACAGGACTTGAAAGCAATTCATGGTCTTGATGCTGAAACTGAGTTGGCAAATATTCTGTCAACTGAAATTTTAGCAGAAATTAATAGAGAAGTAATTAGAACTATTAATGGTCAAGCTAAAATTGGTGCTCTTCAAACAGGAATTACCACAACAGGTATTTTTGATTTGAAAAATGATGCTGATGGAAGATGGTCAGTTGAAAAGTATAAGGGTCTAGTCTTTCAAATTGAAAGAGAAGCAAACGTAATCGCAAAAGAAACAAGACGTGGTAAGGGTAACTTCCTAATCTGTTCTTCTGACGTAGCTTCTGCTCTTAATGCAGCAAATATGTTACATTACCCAACAGGTATGTCAGCTAATTTACAAGTTGACGACACAGGTAATACTTTTGCTGGTACTCTAAACGGAAATATGAAAGTTTACATTGACCCATATGCAGTTGCAAACTATGTAAACGTAGGTTATAAGGGTACAAATCCTTATGATGCTGGTATTTTCTACTGTCCATACGTACCATTAACAATGGTTCGTGCAGTGGGTGAAAACACATTCCAACCAAAAATCGGTTTCAAAACCAGATACGGAATGCAGGTTAACCCATTTGTAACAAGTCAAGCGCTAGATGGAATTCATTCAAATTCACTTAGAGCAAATCAGTACTACAGAATTTTTAGAGTTGACAAGATATTAGATCAATAATATAAATTCTAACTAATAACTTTAGAGGGGTTTTTTAACCCCTCTTTTTTTATCTAATAAATAATTTAATGAACATACCAGATAGATTGTATATTGAAACAACTAATCTATGTAATGCTCGGTGCGTATTTTGTATGTACCCTAAAATACATGGAACATTTCCTATTGAATATATGGAAAAATCATTATTTGAAAATGTAGTAAATGATTATATTAATATGGGTGGTAGAGAAATTAGTTTAACACCAACTGTAGCAGATCCTTTTACTGATAAATATTTCGCTGAAAGATTTGAATTTTTAGAAAAAAGTAAAATTAGAAAAGTTTATTTGTATAGTAATTTTATTTCTTTCAGGCCATCTATTCAAAAAACTTTAAATGATTTAAAAAACTTAGAATTTGATATTGGTATTTCAATGACTGGTTGGAATAGAGAAATGTATGATAAATTAATGGGTGTTGATAAATACGAAAAAGTTATGAATAATATTGAAATACTTGGTGACATTTTAATTAAAAATAGAAATGTAAAAGCTCATGTTGTTTTAAGACATTATGATAATTCACCAACTATTCGAGAAGATTTAATGAATATGGTTTATATATGTAAAAAAAATAATATTCAACCGATTAGTGCACATGGTTTTGATACATGGGGTGGATTGTTAGAAGAAGAAATGAAAAATAATGAATACTTATCAGCAAAAATAAAACCAAGATTACCAAGAACTAAACCATGTGAAGTTACATATAGAAAACCTCTTATAACAGTACAAGGTGATTATAAAGTTTGTGAGTGTAGAGATGTAAATTTTGAAACTGTAATTGGTAATGTAAAAGAAAGGCCATTTTCAGAATTGTGGTATAGTGAAGAATTAAAAAATTTTAGAAATTTATTTTATACTCCAGACAACTTACCAGAGATATGTAAAAAATGTGAAGTTTATGCCCCGAAAACAATATAAATAGTAATATGGCTACATTAACAAACAATTTAAATTACTTACAACCAACTTCTTATAAGTTAACGATAGATAGAGAAAACTATCCTAACTTAGAATATTTTGCACAAAGTCTTACACACCCAGGAATGATAATGAATCCAGTGGAACTTCCATACAGAAATGTTACTGGTGTTCCAATTACAGGTTCAAAACTAACATACAATGAATTATCTGCAAATTTAATTTTAGATGAAAATTTATCTTCATATAATGAAATGTATAGTTGGATGAGACGTATTTTAACACAAGAAGAATTACCAGCTGTAAAAAGAAATTTTAGATTAAAACAAGTTCCAACGTACTCGGATATTACGGTAACAATCTTATCAAGTCATAATAATAAAACTAAAGAAATAAAATATATAGATTGTATACCAATTGCATTAGGTGATATATCATTTGAATCGACTGCTACTGGTACAGAGTTTGTTACGTTTGCTATATCATTTAGATTTAGTTATTTTGATTTATTATAATATAGGATTAATATGGCATTTTTGATACATAATTTACCACCAATGAACGTATTTGTGAGAAAAGAATATTTATATGATTTAGAAAAAGGACATGGTGAATACACTCCAGGTATTTGGGTAAGTGTAAAGTCCACAATGAGTAAAGCATTATATTTTGAAACATTACTAACTGATTATGGTGCTTTATTTGATAAACTTCCAATATCAGCATTTGTATGGAAAATAGAAGGTCACGGTGATTTACCACTTGATGTTCTTCAATTATGGGATTGTTTTGATTATAATTTAACTGTGGTAGAAAAACCACTTTTAAGTAATTGTGAATTTTTTGGAAAAGATAAAAAGATGCACCCAGGTGAATATCTTTTTACAATAGATAATTGTCATTCAGAAAGATCAACATTAGATCAAAATTTTTCTGAACATGACCCAGAACATAAATCATTTAATATTTTACAATTAGATAATGGGCAATTTGCAGCACAACCAAATAATAGAATAATATGGCGTGATAGTTCATTAACACCAGATAAATTAATGACACCAGATTTTAAAGTATGTACACAAAATTATAGAGTAGAAACTGAACCAAAGTGGTCAGTTGGTCACACAGATGAATGGGCATATAAAACTAGAGAAGAGGAAGATATAGATAATAATTATGATGGATTTGAAAAAGATACTTGATGAATGGAAAAATGATTGTGAAATTAGTGAATTACATTTAGATGAAACCTCAAGAAAAGTTCCTATTTTACACTCCAAATATTTAGACAAATTAATGGAAGCAAAACTTATACTGAAGAAGTGTGAGTTTGAGCAGAAAATTCTTTTAAAACAAAAATGGTTATACTATAATGGAAAAATGGATCAAGATGAAATTGAAAAACTAAAATGGGATCCTGATCCATTTGACGGATTAAAAATATTAAAAGGTGAAATGAATTATTATTATGATGCTGATCCTGAAATACAAAAATCAGAAGAAAAAATACAATACTATAAAACTATTGTTGACTCTTTAATAGAAATAATAGATAACTTAAAATGGCGACATCAAACAATAAGTAATATAATTAGATGGAAACAATTTCAGTCCGGAAATTAGATCATTCGAATTTGCACGTTGATTGTGAATACGGTATAGCTGTAGAACTAAAAGAGTTTTTTTCTTTTTATGTTCCAGGTTATAGATTTATGCCAGCATTTAAACGTAGAGTTTGGGATGGTAAAATAAGATTATATGATACTAATAGTGGTGAACTACCCGGTGGATTATACCCACAATTAAAAGTATTTGCTGACACAAGAAATTACAAATTAAAAGAAATAAGAACAAAGTATGGTTTAGCTACAGATATTAATATTGTTAAACCAGAAGATATATTTTATTTTGCAAAAACATTAGATTTACCATTTGAATTAAGAGATTATCAATTTACTGGTATATCACATGCCATAAAACAAAAGAGAGCAATATTATTATCACCGACAGGTTCTGGTAAATCATTAATAATATATTATTTGATACGTTGGTTTTTAGCTAATTATAATCAAAAAGTATTAGTTATTGTACCTACTACAAGTTTAGTAGAACAAATGTATAGTGATTTTGTAACTTATAATATGCCCAAGAACATGGCTCATAAAATTTACTCTGGTAAGGAAAAAAGTGATAACGCTAATATTTACATCAGTACATGGCAATCAATATATAAATTACCTAAAATGTGGTTTGAACAATTTGGTGCTGTATTTGGTGATGAATGTCATGGTTTTAAATCAAAATCATTAATGAATATAATGAACAAAGCTACAGAGGCAGAATATAGATATGGTACAACTGGTACTTTGGATGGAACACAAACACATGAATTAGTTTTACAAGGATTGTTTGGAAAAGTATACAGAGTAACTACTACTAAAAATTTACAAGACAATGATACACTAGCTAAATTAGATATACATAGAATAATTTTAAATTATTTAAAAAAAGAACGCGACGACTTTGGTAAGAAAACATATCAAGAAGAAATTGAATATATAGTTGAAAATAAAAAAAGAAATAACTTTATAGCAAATTTAGCTGTAGATCAAAAAGGTAATACATTAGTTCTTTTTAATTGGGTAGAAAAACATGGAAAACCATTATTTGAAATAATAAATACTAAAGTAAACGAAGCGCGAAAAGTATTTTTTGTATCTGGGGCAACAGAAACATCAGATAGAGAGGCGATAAGAGGTATAGTTGAAAAACAAAAGAATGCTATCATTGTGGCCAGTCTTGGTACTTTTTCCACTGGTATTAATATTCGTAATCTTCATAATATTGTTTTTGCTAGTCCAAGCAAATCACAAATCAGAGTATTACAATCAATTGGAAGAGGATTAAGAAAGTCTGATAATAACAAAGCAACAAAACTTTTTGATGTTATAGATAATTTATGTAATGATGTTAATAAAAATTTTAGTTGGCAACATGGAAAAGATAGATTAAAAATATATGAAAAAGAAAAATTTAATTTTAAAACATACGAAATAGAAATATGATCAGAGAAAATATAAGACATTTTAAATTAACTACTAATGAAGAAATAATATGCGAAGTTGTACAATGGGACACGAATGAGTCTTCTGCCATATTAATAAGAAAAGTTATGAAATTATGTGATACTTATAATATAAGTAGTGGTTATAAATTTTTTAGTTTTAGACCATGGTTATCCTTTGCTGATGATCCATTAATATTACAAACAGTTAATTCAGATCATATTATTGGTGAAACAACACCTTCAGATGATTTATTTAAATTATATGAAAAATCTATTGTTAAAATGAATAAATTTTTAAAAGAAAAAAGTAAAGATTTGGGACCCATAGATTTAGAAAAATATGATCATTTAACAGATGAAGAATTGCACGAAGTTTTAGAAACAAAAAGATTGAAAGAAGAACAAGATGATGAGGA